GATGATTATTGATAAAATAATATGGGGAAATCCTGTTGCCGGATATCCGTCACTACTGGTTTCAATACTCTTTTTAGGTGGCATTCAGTTGATAGGAATAGGTGTATTAGGTGAATATATTGGCAGGATCTATATTGAAACCAAACACAGACCTCGATATATAAAAAAGGAATCAAATGACTAATATAGTCTGCAATAACTTTAAAATTTATTTTTTATTAGCCGTGGCCTTGATCGTCAGTTATAGCCCTGTTTTTCTCTCGAGCTATGCTTTTTCGGATGATTGGTACTATCTGTTCAGCTCTCAGACTGATCCAGCTAGCATTTTTAAATGGGATGTTCTTTCAGGAAGGCCGGCCTACGGCGGTTTGCGCTATTTACTCTCATTCTTTATATCCAGCGTGGACTCGTTAATACTTCTAAGACTGTTATCCGTTTCTTCTCTTATCATACTAAGCTGTTACTTTTACAAATTTATCTCTGATAGAAATATTCTCAATAATACTCTGCAGAGAGTGATATTCTCATTAACTATCTGTTTACTGCCCTCTTTCCAGGTATTCAACTCGTGGTCAGTATGTTTTCCTTTTGTCACCTCTATTATTCTTGCTGGATTGAGTTACTCAGCACTAACTACATTGCGCGGCATTTCAGGGATTATGTTATCAGCATTGCTGATCACGTGTTCCTTCGCTATTTATCAACCCACTGCAATGTGTTTCCTATTCTTTGCATTTATGGACACTTGCCTGACCTCCCGCAAAATTGAAAAAAAGGAACTCATTCGTACTTTCGCAATGATTTTCTTTGGTATGCTGATGGCATTAGTATTAGCTAAAGCCATTCCGCTCCTGTTATTCGGCGAGACACTTTCAAGAAGTAACATCACCATTGATCTTATAGGAAAGATTAAATGGTTCTTTGTAGAACCATTAAAAAATGCCATCTGTAATTTTGACACCGGCAGAAAAGCACTCTCGATCATTATATCGTTAGGTTTTATCTTGATCGGATTAAAAAACATTAGCGAGAATGGCAAAGAAAAAGTATTTTTATCTTTCCTCTTCGCTGTTGCAGCAGTGACACCAAACTTGCTGGTGACAGAGAGTTGGGCGGCTTACCGTACTATCAGTGCGCTCTCGCTGATTACCACCTCTTGCTTCCTTATCGGGCTATTCTTTATTATCGATAAAATAAAATACTCAGGATTCATTTATCTATTGCTGCCTGTCGCTGCAGGATGGCTTGCAGCCAGCAATATTAAAGAGGGCTTTTCTTCGCCTCAGCAAAAAGAGTATGCACTTTTACAGGCCGAAATCACTAAAGTGGTGCCAAAAGATTTCGATGGCACTCTTTACTACCGATTAAATACTGAGAATTTGCCAAAAATTGCAAAATCATCGAAATATGATGAGTTTGGTTCTTTATCTTTAGGCATGCCGTGGACATTTGCTGGTATGGCATACACCGTAAAGAAAGAAGCAGGTATGAATTTCACTCTTACGGAATCGCCAGTGATCACCGGAAACGACAACTGCGCAGGCAAGTGCATTATTATTGATGCTCAATCCGTACTGGCAATGAAATAAATTTTTAGCTGTAATAGTTGCTCATTTTAAAGCAAAAAAAACGGGAGCCATTGGCTCCCGTTATGCTTTCTGCCTGAGTGGCAAATTACATGTTGTTGATGATCGCGTCACCAAACTCTGAACATTTCAGCAATTTAGCGCCGTCCATCAGACGTTCGAAATCGTAGGTCACGGTTTTGTTAGCGATTGCGCCTTCAACACCTTTAACGATCAGGTCAGCCGCTTCGAACCACTCCAGATGACGCAGCATTACATTGCAAAAACAAACACAATCATCTGAATCTATTTGAATTTTCCCTGTTTTAACAATCGTAAATGATAGCTTTTGGCTCTATAATTAATCATTATAAATCAAAGATATGATTATAGTTTTGCAGAATAAATTTACCGCTTCGCTAGCTATTTTTAGGAGCCAGTCTATTTTCAATAAGTCGCTTTTACTTCCCTGTATTGACGACTCAACTCCATTGGAAATTTTTGGCACAGGATAGTGCAAGCCCGGTTAGCCACCACTTCCGGGCTTTTTTCTTAAATCGGCAAATCATCCTCGCCATACATAGTCGTGATTTCATGCGTCACCACTCCGACTACTGCAATATCTTCCAGCAGATCATCCATAAAGAATGCGCCATCGTCGGTAATGAGCCGCCGCGGCTGAATCATGATCATCGCCCACTCATACATGCCTGAGATATCAATCAGCACCGTATCGCCGTTTACCGGGTAACGCTGCTTATCGATTATGCACCTGCGGCCATTTAGCTCCACCATGCTGGAAGTCTCACGGGTAGACAGGATGTGCTGCAGCGGCTGAAGCAGAAACGTCACTTCGCCACTGGCAGGTCCGACAGTCTGGTGGTGTATGCCGGCGACAACATTTCTCGCTTCATCTCCCAGGATTTCTGGATACCCTGTCCTGCAAACCATAATTTCCCCTTCCCGCTCTGGTTGAGACCGTCAACGACACGCATCAGCGATTCGCTGTTGGCCTGTGGCTTGAATTCGTCAAATAGGTTGAGCTGAGAGACGCCTTGGCTGTAAAAGTCGCCTAGCATGACGCCTGCTTTCATATACCGGCACCCGTCTCGCCAGATGTGATCGAGTCCCTGCATGGCAACCCGTATGATGTCGCGCGTGTCATTGGAAGGCGTCAACAGCCTGCCCATCGCCTGATTCCCGTAAAACACCTCGCCTTCAGCGTGCGGGCTGGTACGAACGAACACCGCTACCTGTCGGCAATACTGGCGCTCTCGTCTCAGCTTCTCTGCGGCGCGTTCTGCATACGAGCAAACCGCCTGGCGCATATCCATGTACTCGGTGATGCGTGAACCGAACGATCTGGAGCAAACAATCTGCTGCTTGGTCGGCGCAAATTCTTCCAGCTCAAGGCATGGCTCACCGCGCAGCTCACGCACAGTGCGCTCCAGGACCACGTTGAAGTGCTTACGGATGATGTAGGTACTCTGCTCCGAAAGGTCTTTGGCGGTGATGATGCCCATAGCGTTTAGCTTCTTGCTGATGCGCCGCCCCACGCCCCACACATCCTCTACCGGTACCAACGCCATCAGCTTTTTCTGCCGATCTACATTCGACAGGTCAACGACACCGCCTGTCTGTTTCCACTTCTTCGCGGCGTGATTGGCAAGTTTGGCCAGCGTCTTAGTTTGGGCAATGCCGACACCGACAGTCAGATGCGTATCGCGTTTAATTCGCTCCCGCACCTCCCGACCTAAGTCTTCCAGCACCCGGCAATTACGAACGCCGGTCAGATCAAGAAATGCTTCGTCGATCGAGTACACCTCCACTGATGGCGCCATCTGCTCCAGCGTCGTCATCACCCGGTTCGACATGTCGGCGTACAGCGCATAGTTGCTGCTGAATACGTGAATCTTGTGCCGTCGGATTTCGTCCTTCAGCTTGAAGTAAGGCGCACCCATCGGGATTTTCAGCTCCTTAACTTCGGCGCTTCGGGCAATGACACAGCCGTCGTTGTTACTGAGCACTAGGACAGGCTTACCGCGCAAATCTGGCCTGAACACCGTCTCGCAGCTGGCGTAAAACGAGTTCACGTCAACAAGCGCAAACATCACATACCGCCGTTTGGATTAAATACCTGGAACACGCGCTCATCACCTTCCGATGTTGAAATATCACGGAAGACTGACTTGTGAGCCTCGATCCAATTGTTGGCTTGCCGTGGTGTGTAATGCCAGTTCAGGCGCTCAAGTTCACTGCAAAAGTCAAGCGTGCTGACGGTGTAGCGGCCAGCAGCATCGCGTTTAATTGCGAACCTGAAGGCATCTTTGATTTCGTAGTCGCGGGGCATGGTCATCTCCCTCCCTGATAGATACTGTATATAAATACAGTAATATCGATCGATAGGATCGATCAAGTCGATTGATGGTGGTTTTTGCGAAGGGATTGGTGGGGAAGGATTTTTAAGTGGGCGACAATGCCGCCCGGTTGGTGTCAGCGTTCAAGCAGATGCAGAGCAATGTCTCTGGATATATTGGGCTCTTGGTTAGATTCACCGAGGATCACCTGCATCATTGCATCTCTAGATGGCGGGCGCTTTTCGGCAAGAACGGTTATCGCAGCATCGCCGATTATGCGAGCCACTTCATCCTGAGTCTCTTTGTTGAGTAGATTATCCATGATGACTCCTTGGTCTGCAGTTCTAACCTACGCCTGCAGCTGAGAAGTCTCATAAGAAATGGATCAAATGGTCTAACATCGAACAGACTACCCGCAGCCTGCATGAAGATGGACGCGGTCTTTAACTGCCCCGTCGCCGGGGCTTTTTTAATTCATTAAAGACAAGACTTGATGCTAGCGATTCGCTTCAATTTACCATTCATTGCGTCTAACGAGCCTCGCAGAGAATAATAATTGATTCTGGTTAATCCGTTATCGCTGAATACATCAGCATTGTCAGCAGTTGAGACGACGCTGTGATATTTGCCTATATGCTGTTGAGTAATCTGCATTAAAAGAGGCTGGCGCTGCCATGCAGCCAGAATGCATTGCTGAGTTTCCTCGACACCTTTATTGGTGGTGAAAGAGGCTTGAACAGCCTGCTCTTCACGATAGGCGTAAGGGTTAACGCAACCAAATAAAGCGAACGCACCTAACAGAATGATGATTTTCTTCATTTCCATATCTCATCAATTTATTTCCATGAATGTTAGCAGATAAGCAAATAATGCGTAGATTCTCTGTTAATCGTAGGCTGTCACACAGTAGCCTAATGAGATCGTCGCCATATACCTCTACCCTATCTCAAGAGCTTTTTATTCGGTGGGTTTAGTGGGCCACTGCACATCTGGCGCATCACTTATGTCTGTGTCGTTTAGGACGTCGCTATAATCCATCCATGCATTCAATGTTAATATCTCACTGTCTGTAAGCTTCCGCCCCATCAAAAGCTTGGTTTGCAGGATTGATGTGACTGCCACGACTTCTGCCAACCGTTGCTTAAGCTCATTCTCCGCCCTTTCTAAATAGTCTGGCTCAGGAGTGCTTTCAATCCTTGGGCCCGCTTCATCAAATACCGATTGGTAGCCGAGAGGCGGATTAAAGTAATTGAAATAATCTTCATCAGTTATTGGTTTGAGGTCTACAGGCAGCGAACCGGTTTCAATAAATGGTTTCTGTTCTTCTTCTCCTGCCGGATAAAATCCCATAGTGGATATGCTGTAAAGGTATTTCATCAGTACCCCGTTACGTGAAAGTTTAAAGTTGGAGTCCAGCCTGTCTGCGGCGTCTTAATCGACACCGTTAATACCGTTTTGGAGATCGATGAGCCGTCATCTACTTCACGCCGTGCCTTAATGTCGGCTAATACATCAGCTATTTGTCCTGCAAAAGTTGCAGAGATCATGCTGACGTTAGCCGAGATAATTGCCGTTGGGAAAGCCGTTGGAAGCGTGAATTTGTAGTAATGGGTGTACCAAGTGATACCACCGATTGTCTGTGCATTGAATGCACCAATCGCACCGCTACCAGTTGCCAGAAAGTCCTGCGTAATAATCCGACCAGACTTTGACACTGCTACGTTTCCAGTCACCTGAATTTCCATACCAAGATTCTGCATAGCAGCCAACTGATTTGACGCCCCAGTACCTCCTTTAATTACGGGGATGTTCCCTGTTGTAGTTGCAAAATCGCCTAGACCAAGGTTTTCTCGAGCGGCAGCTTTGTCCGCTAGGCTGGCAAGGTTGTCATCTTTGGAAAGCATGCTTCCGAACTGCGCAGCCATATAACCCCAGCTTGGCCCGGTGAATTGAGTTCTGTCCGGGCGAGTAACAGTAACAGACGGATCACTGCTATAAATTTTCTGCCAGTTCTGAAGGTCCAGAATGCGGCCGCGCGCAACCTGTGCGAAGTCGTTCAGGATTTTCTGTGTAATAGCCACCTGCATTGATGCCGGAACAGCATTCCATGCAAGGCCAGATGTCGTAGGGCCATCGAAAGCAATTGAAAGAGTTAGCTGGGTATTTGATACGACTGATGAAACCACCAGCGTGTAAGGCGCGCTGCCAACTGTGACATAAACAAAATCACCTTGCTTCAGCTCAGTTGTAAAGCTCGTTCCTGTACCGCTCACAGCGTTAGAGCCGTTGGTTAAAGCTATAGTGCCTGCTGGCATAGTTTTCTCCGGGCAATAAAAAACCCGGCTCAGTGGCCGGGTCTTTATAATGGAGCTGCTGTGCCGGGTGCCTCCCAGTGAACCTTACAGTCTTCAGTCCGCGTCTCGTTTGTATTCAATCTTTCGAGAGAAATAGACTGTCGCCCCACCGCATAGGGGGATTCACAGCAGCAGATGGAATTTATCTTATAAATCTAAAATCGTAAACCTATAAAGATCTTTCACAAGTTGAGCTTGTGAAGTTATTGGCGCTGACCCACTTCCAGCCAAAAGGATTACCTGCATAATACTGAGTCTGATTAGCTTGCTTTCGCACGCCGTAAATTGAAACTGTCGTATCCTGCCCGCCAATCCTTGCATTAGCAGTGCACTGCTCCGGAGGTAATGACTGACAACCCGCCGCTAACATACCAAAGGCAATAACAATAATTTTCTTCATTCCTTCATCCCTAATTTGATTTTTAAATTTTATATTACAGGCTATGCGACTGTATCAAATCCATTAGGAAATCAATACGATCAATTAAACTAATATCTATCCACATTTATGGCTGTTATTCGATTTCGATAGTTGGTATAAGTGGCGTTCGAAGCATTGCCATCAATGTTGCCGAGATACCCGCTAGCAATCTGTGTAGTACTTCCATTAAATCTGGCTGACGAACAAAACCGGGCAACTACCGGGATAGGTTGGCCTGAAGAATTATTTACTCCAGCAAAATAGCCTAGCATGGTTGGTGCCACCGCCCACTGCCCTGATAACGTTTGATTTATGTTATAGCCTGAGTTACTGACATTACTCGGGTCTCCGATATTCTGCACATCTCGCAGGACTTTGGTTTCATTAGTTAAAATACAACGACCCTGAGCATCGTTTATCTGTATCCCCCAGGAAGGTACTGGCTGGAACTGGTAGCCAAATATGAATACGTTAACTGTACGTGCTGCGCCTACACAGTTTAACTGCCAGCGACCTGTACTACTATTCAGCATTAAGAATTCGCAAGTGGAGCTGCCCCCAGCTTGTGCGCCTGTGCTGTTAACAAAAACAAAACGCAAAGCTCCGTCATTGGCAAAAAGATCTTGTGCGCTACCTTCCCCGCCTACTGCTGGCACATTCAGAACTCTTTTTTCAAGCAAGCTGATAGGCATTGTTTCACCAATATAAAAAGCAACACCATTTTGATCTGTTAATAACGTACCGAAAGGCATTATAACCTCGCGAAAGCCAATATGGTTCCAGGAACATTAGGGAAGGTGTTGTTAGAATAATCACTACCAGCAACTTGCGTCACCGCAATTGAATTGCCGCTAACGCTTATTCTTTTCCTCGCATTAATGCTGTTTGGTTCCCCGCTGGGCTGAAAAAGGTAGTCCAGGAAGTATCCAGATGGCAGATTGAATGCCTGTGAGTAATTGCTGGAAGCGTCTATCGATAAGGTACCGAGCGCATTAATCCTTACCAGACCGGTATTATTATCGACTCCGTTAGCATCCCATGTCCCAAAAGCGTATGCCATTAGCTTAATTTCCCCATTCTTACACGAAGAACGCCGCTAGCGTCATACACGCTAATTTGATTATTGGTCATGGTCATGCGGCCAGAACTGTCTGACCCGTTATTTTCGAAATTACCTGCCTTATCCAATCTCCAACCAACCGAACCCGCTGTGTAGTTATTAGACTGAATAAAGCTTCCGATCATGGCATTCGTTATCCATCCCTCACCGATGAACGCCTGATTAATCAAAACCTGGCCGTCTCTGATGATGAATGGTGAGAACACGTTATTACCGCTGCCGCTTGCCACAACAAACTGATTGGCGTTCACAGCAAAGCGCGTTACCACTTCGGTTCCGTTAATGGTGACCGCGACAGACATGCCTGCGTCGTAATTGGTGCCGCCATACTTGATGCCCGCCTTCAGCGTGTAGATTGCTGAACCGCCATTAGCATCTGCATAAGCGATCATTCTCTCTGAGATTGCCGCCTGCTGCTGATCGAACTGAGCGACAACGTCAGTGCGTAAATCAGCAACCGACTTCTCAGCGTCTGCTGCAACGTTTTTGGCTTCGAGAATGCCCGCCGAGTTTTCACCGAAGTGCGCCCATTGCTGATCGACGTGCTCATAGTTAGCGAGAATGTCTTCTGCCAGCGCTTTCGGGTCTGTGATGATTGGACCAAGCAGTGCCTGACCGTCTGGCGATTCAATAAATTCCTGGAATGAATCACCGATCAGGTCGTTAGCATTGGTATTGCTGGCCCCTTCGACAAATCCGGTCCAGTCACCTTTGTTGCCGATTTTGTCTATCAGGCGCGCGCGGTACCAGCGTCGTATACCGGCAGGCATCGGCCCGTGCTGATAGCTGACACCCGGATATGGAACGTTAGCCAGGAACAGCGGATTCATTCCGTCCGCTGTAGTCGCTACTTCAATCTCGGTATAAGCCGTATCACCCGAGCCAGCCGGGAAGCCCCACTGTATGTTGATGGCCCACACCACATCTGTTGTCGCGATCAGGCTAACCGGCGTTCCCGGCTTGCCAATCTTGCCAGACAGCGTTGTTGACTGCGCATAGCCCCACGGTGATGAAACGTCCACCGCATTGACGGCGCGAACACGCACGTCATAAATACCGGCATAGATGCCAGCAACGGTGAAGCCCTTCGCGCTCTGCTGGCCGACGTTTACCCAGTCGCCGTTATCCTTACGCCACTGCGCAACATAGCTGATAGCGTTTGGCACCGAGTCCCACGTCACCTGCATGCAGGCAACATTAAGACCTTGCTCAACGTAATCAACCTGAGAAATCACCACGTTCTCTGGCTTATTCATGACGCCAGGCGGAGTGATGGTAATTGGCGGCGGGTCGATTTTTACACCGTCATCGATATAGCGGTATTTGTTCGGGTCGTGCTGAACACCGCCAACGGTGAAAGTGCCGTCATCATTGGTCGAGATCGACGTTACACGGAAATACTGAATCGCCAGATTGTCACTGTCGATCGCCCATACAGCACCAGCAACAGGAGTCTGGCTATATGCCGTGCTGACGCGTACCGTTTTTTTATCCGCGCTGACTGAAGCAATGGTTCGTGTCTGCGCAATGCCGTCCGGGAGATTGAGCACCAGACGATCGCCGGCAGCGTAATCAATAGGCCTGTCCAGCGTGATATTGAGTCCGCTAACCGCGCTGATTCGTCCGCCATTCTGTTTACCCGCGCGGAAAGCATCTGCCACGCCGATGATTTTAGCCGGCAGCGGAATAAAGCCATCCAGACCAACGTTAAATGAGATGGTCCCGTCTTTAGCGTTGGAGAGAATTGCCCAGCGCCCACGACGGTGTGCCTCGCTCTGTGAGGTGCAGCCAATCGCGGTGATCTTGCTTTCGTTGACGTCATAGCGCTGAACTAAATCAGGCTCGTAAACGCCTTCAACGGTATCTGAATAGTGGTTTTGAGGATCGGACCAGCTAACCTGGCAAGAGGTATAGCGGTTTTTGTAAGAACCACCGCCGTAAGTGAACAGACCATCAACGACATTGGCGCAGTGATACACCCAGTCAACATCATCCTGCGGAACGTCGGCATTCACGAATATTTGATTGTTGCCCCAGAAGGTGATGCCGCGAAACACCGCCGCAATGTCCTTGAGAACGGTGTAAGCGTCCTGCTGGCTCTGAATGAATACGTTGCAGGTGAAACGCGGCTCTGTGCCGCCAGCCCCATCTGAAACCTTCTGATCGCAATACTGAGCGATAGTATACAGTTCCCACTTATCAATCATGGAGGCATCGACACGGTTGCCCATGCCGTAAATCTCATCCAGCACCAGATCGTAAAATATCCAGGCCGGGTTATCAGTCCACGCAAGTTTGAAATCACCCATCCAGTTCCCGCTATACGTGCGGCTGATTGGGTCATACGTGGTCGGAACGCGGATAAGCTTGCCTTTAGGCTTGCAGGTGATTTTCGGTGCGCTGCCGTTGAACTGGCTTGAATCCAGCTCGACGTAAAGCAGTGCGGTATTCGGGTAGCGTAATTTGCTGTCGATTACCTCCGCGAATGAAAACACCTTGAAGGCGTTCATCAGCTTCGTTGAGGTTGAGTCGGCGGTGATCCTGCGCACGCGGATTGACCATCCGGTCGTGGCTTTGGGCAAATTAATACGGTGATCGCGCTGATATTCGGAAGTGGTTTTCCCATCGAATGTACCGCTCACAACCTGAACGTAAGCGCTGCCGTCGGTTGAAAGGTCAATCGCATACTGCGTCACTGTTCCGACCATGTCACCATTGTCTTTATACAGGTAATGCAGCGGCAGACTCAGCTTGATACGCACAGCATCGAGAGACAGGTTGCTGAACTGGCGAATCCACGGTGCTGTAGTAGATACCTCGACGCCTACAGAAGATT